TGATGGTGATGCTGATATTATCAAGTGTGGGAGTTATACTGGTAATGGTTCATCCACTGGCCCTACTGTTGACTTAGGGTTTGAGCCTCAGTGGATTTTGGTAAAGCAATCTAGTGCGTCTGGGCAAGGATGGATCATTTATGATGCTATGCGTGGCCTAACAGTAGCAGCGGATGATGCGTACATTGCAGCTAATGATAGCGGCTCAGAATTAACAAGCTATCAAAGTATTAAGCCTACTTCTACTGGATTTCAGCCTGAAGCAAATCACGCTTGGGTAAATTCTTCTGGCGCAACCTACATCTACATAGCCATTCGCCGTGGCCCTATGGCTGTGCCTGAAGATGCGACTGATGTGTTTGCTATTGATACTGAGGGTTCATCGGAGCCTTATTTTGACTCCACTTTCCCTGTAGATTTCGGACTGCAAAAAAGACACGCCTCATCAGGTTCTTGGTATGCTATGAGTCGGCTAACGCAAGGCAGAACTTTAAAAACAGAAACTTCTAGTGCTGAAATTGCGGAAAGTTCTGCATACTTTGACTACATGGATGGCTTTGTGTCTGCCGCAGCGTATGGTTCGGGTAATTCGTACGGCTGGATGTGGAGGCGTGCCCCCAACTTCTTCGATATCGCCGCTTACGAGGGGAACGGAACGGCAGGGCGTACTGTAAGCCATAACCTTGGTGCTGTGCCTGAGATGATGTGGGTTAAGCGTAGAAGTCTCTCAGAAGATTGGATGGTTTACCACTCAGCGCTTGGCAATACACACAATGTTAGGTTAAATAAAACTGGTGACGCCGATACTGGCGGTAATCCTTGGAATAACACAACACCTACGGATGCGGTCTTTACTGTAGGGTCAAGTTCGCAAGTTAATACAAGTGGCGAAACCTACATAGCCTACCTATTCGCCAGCCTAGATGGTGTGTCTAAGGTGGGTTCTTTCACTTCCACTGGTTCAGACGTAAGTGTAGACTGTGGTTTCACAAATGGTGCTAGATTTGTGCTTTTGAAGCGCACAAACACTACAGATGATTGGTGGGTATGGGACACTGAACGTGGAATTGTTGCAGGAAATGATAGCAGATTAAAGCTAAATGGCACAAACGCAGAGGCTCTTGCAGACAACATAGACCCTTACAGTTCTGGCTTTACTATTACATCAGGTATTCTTGGTGGTTCTGGTAACACCTTTATTTACTACGCAATCGCCTAATCAACAGTCAAACAGGAGTATCAACTAATGGCTGAATACAGAAACAGAACAACAGGTGTCGTAAAGACACAAGGGCAGTGGCGACAAGAGTTTGCCAACATGTCGTTACCCCGTGTGTGGAAAGCGGCGACCCTAGACGCACTAGACCTTGACCCAGTGCTACGCAGCCCGGACGCTACGGTGGGTGCTTACCAAGTTTCGGTGCGGGACGGCGTAGTTCAGGACGCCAACGGGAACTGGGTGGAAAACTACGTTGCCCGTGACATGTTCCAAGACACCACAGAGGATGGCGTTACAACTACAAAAGCGGAACACGAGGCGGCCTATCAGGCTACGCTCGATGCGGCGACCGCTGAGCGCCACCGTGCGACACGCAACAAGCTGTTGGCTGACAGCGACTGGACGCAAATGAACGACAGCCCACTGTCAAACGAAGACAAGACGGCCTGGGCGGTCTACAGATCCGAGCTGCGAAATTTGACCGACGACGCGGCGTGGCCAAATTTGTCGGACGAAGACTGGCCAGTCGCGCCTTAAATGTATAACCACCAGACACTAAAGCATTGGACGGCCGCTGCGCCGTCCTTTTGCGTTCCCACCCTTATGTGGTAATATTATACCCATAGCTATTAACGTGAGGCATGCATGTCTTTAATTGACCTCAACATCCCGCCGGGCGTCTATCGGAATGGCACTGACTTGCAGGGCCAGGGACGCTGGCGAGACGCAAACCTTGTGCGTTGGCACGACGGGTTGATGCGTCCCATCGGCGGCTGGCGTACACGCTCATTAACCGCAGGCGCAAATAAACTCCGCGGCATGATTGCCTGGACGGATAACGACGCCGACCGATACATGGCCGCGGGGTCTTACAATAAGCTCTACGCGTACACCTCCGGCGGCACGCAATACGACATCACCCCCACGGGTATTTCTGCCGGGCGTGAGGACGCGTCCGCGTTTACCGCATACGGATCCGGGTTTTACGGTACGCTTGCCTACGGCATACAACGACCAGACACCACAAACATCCAGCCCGCCACCGTTTGGCACTTACAAACCTGGGGCGAATATTTGCTGGCATGCAACTCAGACGACGGCAAGATTTACGAGTGGCAGCTCAACACCGGGACGGCCGCGGCTCAGCTTTCCAACGCCCCGGTCGACAACCAGGCCATCGTCGTCACCGAGGAGCGGTTTGTGTTCGCGCTTGGAGCTGGCGGCAACCCACGCAAGGTTCAGTGGTGCGACCGTGAAGACAACACGACCTGGACTGCGGCTGCGACGAACGAGGCTGGCGACCTGGAGCTGAACACCTCCGGCAAAATCATGCAGGGCGTAAACGTGCGCGGCCAGACGCTAATCCTGACGACCCGAGATGTGCATGCGGCGGTATATCAGGGGCCACCCTACGTCTACGGCATAGAACGGGTTGGGACGTCCTGCGGGGTCGCCTCGGCGTTGTCCTGCGTCGTCGTCGATGAGGGCGCAGCCTGGATGGGTGTGAATTCGTTTTTCATCTACAACGGCAGCTCGGTCACTGAACTGAACAGCGAGGTGTCGGATTACGTTTTCAACGACATCAACCGGGCGCAAATTTCAAAGGTGTTCGGCGTGTCCAACAGCCTCTACAACGAAATCTGGTGGTTCTACCCGTCATCCAGCTCGCTCGAAAATGATCGCTACGTCGTCTATAACTACTCCGAAGGGACATGGATGATCGGCGAGCTGTCCCGCACCGCGGGCGCTGACCGTGGCGCATTCCGCCAACCAATGTTTGTCGACGCAGATGATAAGCATATCTATGAACACGAGGTCGGTTTCGACTACGGATCCTTGACGCCATACGCCGAGACTGGGCCGTTTCGCATCGGCAGCGGCGACAGCGTCGTGAGCGTCGTTGAACTGATCCCCGACGAGAAAAACCAGGGCGACGTGAACGCCACGTTCAAAACTAGGTTTTACCCCAACGGCACGGAGCGGTCTTACGGCCCCTACACCCTCACAAATCCCACCAGCGTCAGGTTTACCGGGCGTCAGGTTCGGATGCGCGTGGAGGGTCAACAGCTCTCTGACTGGCGCGTGGGTATCAACCGCGTTGACGCAATACCCGGGGGTCGCCGATGACAGCTCAGTACACAGCCCCCGAGCCATACGGAAACGACTGGAGAACCTGGGCGCGCAGGCTGAATGTATTTTTAAACACGACCCAAGCGACCCTGGTGCAGCAGACAGGCGATGAGAGCGCCTCTGAGGACGGCGTCATCATGTTTGACAGGGCAACTGCCCGACCAGTGATTTCGCAGTCTGGCGCGTTCAATGAGGTCGTCGTGAAGCAATCCGCCCCGGCGTCGAGCGTGGGCGCGTCCGGCGACATTGCCGGAATGGTGAGCTGGGATACGAGTTACATCTACGTCTGCACCGCGGCGTATGACGGGACGGCCAACATATGGAAGCGCGTGGCGCTCACTGGGGGTGCGTGGTGATGCATCCAGAATTCGAGCGCTGCCGTCCGCACATAGAAGCCGCCCTTAAATACACCGGGGGCACGCACGACATCATCGACATTTACGAGGGGCTGTACAAAGGGACCATGCAATTGTGGCCCGCGGAGAAGAGCTGCCTCGTCACTGAAATCATCGCTTACCCGAAAAAGAAGGTGCTGAACATCTTTCTTGGCGGGGGCGATCTCACCGAAATTTTAAGCATGCACGACGACGTGATAAATTGGGCGAAAGAGCAAGGCTGCGAAGCGCTCAACATGACTGGCCGTTTCGGATGGAAAAAACCACTAGCCGCGCACGGATGGGAGCCATTGCACTCGTCCTACGTTAAGGAGATATAAAATGGGCAAAGGCGGATCATCAACCTCAGTAGAGATCCCGGCGTACATTGAGGACGCAGCAAAGAAGAACCTGACGCGAGCCGACAAGATTAGCGCGCTGGGATCCGTCCCGCTGTCGTTCGGTCCTACCGCCGCGGCGTTCACGCCAATGCAAACGTCGGCGTTTAGCAATACCGCGGACCAGGCGATGTCATTCGGCTTGAACGCGCCCACCGGGGATGCGGCGATGTATGGTGGCATGGACGCACCGACGACTTACGCGAACGGCATTTCTGCATACAGCGCCATGCCTTTGTATAACAACATCATGGATGAGTTCGCGGCGGCGCGCCCAGGTCAAAAGGGTTACATCGACAGCTTTTTCATTGACCCGTTTACTGGCGCTACTGGATACAACGTAGGAAATCCAGTTGATTACACAGCGTACGCAAACACCACGGACCCCGCGGCGACCACTGGGGGCGGCGGCGGCGGTGGCGGCGGTGGCGGCGGCGGTGGCGGTGGCGGTGGCGGCGGCGGGTCTTACAACCCAGTCATCATTGACGTCCCGTACGACGTGCCAGAGGTTATAGTCGACAACACAAAAACAGACGACGAAGGAAACTCCGCGCCGTTTACTGGCGTCGATCAGTATGACCCAGAGGGTGATGATAATTTCCTAACGAAAGATGAATTTAACGACGCCGTTAACACCATTCAGACTGAGACAGGTTTTGAGGATTACGACCCAACAACAGATGTAATTTTCGGCACAGATTACCAAGAGGCTTACACCAACAGCGACGCGGCACAGGAAGCGGCCGACACGATTTATAATAACAACCAGGTCATCTACGGAAACGAGACTGGCAACAACATCACGTCGCTTACCACTGGCGGTCAGAATTGGAGTGGAGTTACTGGTGACGACGGTAACAGCATGTCCATGGAGGATCAGATAACCGCTCAAGCTGACGCCTATGCGGACACTGGGACGACTTTCAATATGAACGACCCAAGCACCTGGATTGACGCCGGGACTGCCTACAACCAGCCAAACATTAACACGGATGACAGCAAGCCAGCCCCAGGAATTGTTGGCGACAACGACACAGGCTCAAACACACTCACGCAAACTTTAGCCAACGTGTTTACGCCATTTGATGACACGACTTACGTCGATGGTGAGTTGCAATATAACGACAACGTAAACGATGACGACGGCGGGGCGGATGACACCGGAGATGATGGGTGCGTGATAGCTACACACGCCGTCGCATCCGGCGGGTTCACTCCTAACATGAAGCGCGAGGCCGTCGTGTGGTGCATGCACAAGCTGCATGATCGTTGGTGGGGTGAGGCCGTGCGCCGCGGGTATCGTTACCTTGGCCGCAAAAAGATTGAGCAAGGCAAGGCGCGCGAGCATTACGCCGAGTTTCGTCGGTACATAGATTTCGCATCCGGCAAGCGACGCACGTTGCGCGGGGCGCTGACATTCACACTACGCACGGCGCAATTCTTTGCGGTCGGTTTAATTAGGAAGGACGCATAACATGGCAGGCCAAGGATCCAAAGGCGGCGGAGCTGTCGTCCCAGCAACAAATGCAGTTCAGTCGGGTGCGACGCCTAGCCCGCTAACCGCAGATGGCACATACTTCAAGGATGGCGTCGAATACAAACCTCAATTGGGTTTCGGTGGGGCGCCTGGCATACCAGTCAACCAAGCCAATCAAACCCCTGCCCCGTCAGGTGGCTTCAACGTAAATCAGGCGGCGGCAACCGGGTTGCAGAACGCCATGGGCGCCACCCAGGCGGCGGTCGCTGCGCCACTGAACGTCGGGGCGTACATGAACCCCTACCAGCAAGAGGTCATCGACCGCACGCAGTCTGACATCGAGCGTCAGCGGCAAATGGCGATGAACACAATGGGCGCGCAGGCAACTCGCGCAAACGCGTTTGGCGGATCCCGTCAGGGCGTCGCGGAGGGCGTGACCAACGCCGAATACGGACGCATGGCGGCGAACGCAATCGCACCGATGCGAATGCAAGGCTATAACACAGCAATGAGCCAAGCGATGGCTGACCGGGCGGCTCGCCTTGGCGCGGCGTCACAGCTTGGTGGCATGGCTGGTCAGGCGTTCAACACTGGCAGAGCGATCAACCAGGACATGATGGCGCAGGGTCTGATGCAGCAAGGCTTGCAGCAACAGCTCATCGACGCCGCACGCGGAGATTTCGCACGCTACGCAAGCAGCCCGCAGGACAGCCTCAACGCACCGTTGGCGGCGCTGGGTGTCGCAAATCAAAACGCAGCTCGCACTGAAACAACATCAAACAACCCAGGCATCCTCGGCACGCTCGGCGCGCTGAAATACCTGGGAATGCCAATGCCGTTTTAAGGTAATACAATGAACCTGACCGACAGAGAATTACTAGCAAGAACCATCATGGCGGAGGCCGGAAACCAAGGCCCAATCGGCATGATGGGCGTCGGCTCTGTCATTATGAACCGCCTGCAAAATCCGAGCTACGGCAACGATTTCACAAGCGTCATCCTACAGCCGGGGCAATTCTCCGCCTGGAATTCCGTGACGGGCTACGCTGGCGGGGCGCAAGGCCAGGACATGAGTAAGATCCAGCCGAGCGAGCAAGCCTACATGGTTGCGGATCAAATCCTAGACGGCAACTACAAAGACCCTACGGGCGGCGCGACGCATTACTACAACCCGCGGATCTCCAACCCAAACTGGGGGCAGCAAGCTGGCGGCGACTGGCAGCAAATTGGCGCTCACCTATTCGGCGTGCCCGGCAAGAAAGACCCTACGAGGATAAGCACAATGAACGCAAACAACGCACCACTGAACGCAATACCTAGCATGGGTCCAGTTACAAAAAATAATGCGCAGCCCAAAACTAACCGACAGGCAAAGCCGCCGAGACGCGGTTTGTTTGATTTCTTGGGCAAGGCTGTGGGCAATTCTTTTGACGGCCTGAAGGGCGCGATAGACGGATCCGACCCAGACAAATCTGATCGTTTAGCAATTGCGCTGATGTCTCTGTCGGGTAACCCACAGCAATTACAGCCGTTGATGGCGATGGCAGCAAACGACATTCAGGAGCGCAAGAAGTTGCGCACGCAGAATAAGACGGTCGAATACCTAAAGACTGTCGACCCTGAGTTGGCGCGAATGGCTGAGCAAAACCCAAGTATGGTCGGCAATATTATGTCAGCGTTGGCCAGCAAGAAATTAAGCGGCAAAGGCGGCGATTTGGTTACCGCGGCGCAACTGCGTGAGATGTTCCCAGGTCAGGAAATCAAGGATGGCCTGTACAACCTAAAATACGAAAACGGCAAGGTCGTTGGAGCGACGAAAGTCGGTGGCGGCGGTATCAATATGCCAGGTGAACTAGATCCATTCACAAAAAAAAGCATGGAAAAAATTGCTGGCGATTTTGCGGATATGTCTAAGCAGGGCATGGCGGCGCGAACAGCACTCGGTCAGGTGCAAATGCTAGATCGCTTATTGGGTGATACTGAGACTGGATTTGGCGCGGGCTTAAAGCAGTTTGCGTTTGATACGTTTGGCATTGACGTTCGCGATGACGCAGCCATCGCAGCCAACGCAATCATCAGTCAGCTTGTGCCTCAACAACGCCCGCCGGGCACTGGCCCTATGTCTGACGCGGACTTGGCGCTATTCAAAAACTCACTGCCATCAATCGCATCCCGTCCTGGAGGCAACCAGATCATCATCGAGACGATGAAGTCAATTGCGCAATACCAGTATGAGGTTGGCCAGATTGCAAACAAGGCGCTAACCAACAAAGACTACACGCCTGAGATGGCATACGCCGACATGAACAAGTTGGCCGATCCACTTTCCCGAGCGTTCGCTTACATGGATGCGCAGGGGCTTGGGAAAGGCGGCAGCGGACAGCCAGGTGAAATGTCAGAGGCAGAAAAAGAAGCATACCGCACGCTCGGCATACCGATCCCAGGAGAATAAATATGGCAGATCAAACCTACGCAGAAGCAGACCAAATTTTGAATGCCATAAAAGTGCTAGAAGACATGGAAAGCAACGGCACCATCACGGAGGCCGGGCAAAAGTATTTGGATGAGGCTCGCGGAAAACGTAAGCCAGCCGAGCAAGTCAAAGCAGAGACTATTGCAACCTACCGGGGCTTACAGTCAGGCATCACCCTGCGTTTAGCCGACGAGGCGCGCGGCGCTTATGAAATGGCAAACGTGTTGCTGAAAGGCGGCGACATGGCTGGCGCTCGGGAAGCGTACAAGGTACATCGCGATTTAGTTCGCTTGAAGGATGAAGCGGCAAAGCTGGTTGCCCCAGATAAGTTTGCGACGGGTGACGCGGCCGGGCAAGTCGCTGGCGTGGCGATGCCCGCGTTTGGCATGCAGCGGATCGTCCAAGGATTAACCAAAGCGAAGCAAGTTTTAGCGGGGCTTGGCACTGGCGCGACCGCATCGGCGCTGCCTGAGTTTGCGGGCGGTGAAGGTGGGTTTACCAACCGTCTAAGCGAGGTTTCCCCGACAGGCGCAGCCATCAGTGGGACCATAGGCGCTACCGCTCCCATAGCTGGGGCGCTCACACAGAACACCCTGCGTGGCGTCAAAAACATCGTGCGTGGAGGTCAGGAAGGTTTCAGCGGATCCGCACTGCGCACCGTTGGCAAAAAGGTCGACAGCGCACAGAATTCTGGCCAAGACATACGCGAATACCTAGCAAGCCTCGGCGACGAGGGGATGATTGCAGACATCCCAGGAAGCCCACGCGGTCAGGCGCAGGCGTTGGCCACCATGCAAGGTGAAGGTGCGGACGTGCTGCGTACACGCATTGAGAACCGCGCGGCGGGAGCGGGTGAGCGTGTTGAGGACGTCATGACGTCACAGATTGACGCGCCGAATGCGGGCTTTGACGAAAAGATTGCACAGAAAGCTGAGCGCACCGACGTAATTAGCCCGATGTATGAGGCGGCGACGCAAAGCGACAAGATGTTTGACGTCGACACAATCCGCAGCGCACTCGTTCTTTACGGTGGCCAGGTCGGCAAGGCGTCACGCAAGCAGATGAACGCACTACTGAAGGATCTAGGTAAGGACGGCGCAATTAGCGCAGAGAAGCTGCACAACGTCCGCTCCGAGCTAGGCGCGGTAATATTCGAGAACAAGGGCAAGCCTGCGGCGGTAAACTTGCGGCCATTCCTGACGGCAATAGATGACAAGCTCGATGAGATTGACGGATACGCCGCCGCGCGCAGCAAGTTTGCAGACAGCTCAGCAATAGATCGCGCAGTCGATAACGGCGTGAAAATCTTTTCTGGCGGGCGTATCAGCTCAGTAAGCCCGAAGCAGTTGGAAACCATGCTGGCGCAGATGACTGATTTCGAGCGTGAAGCATTCAAGAAAGGTGCCCGGGATTACATCGGTGCCCTGATGGGTACGTCACGCAACGACGCCGCGGCGGCGTGGGGTGAATTCGCGAAAGGTTGGAACGCTGAAAAGCTCAAAATGATCATCGGTGAAGACGCTGCCAAAGAGGTCACGCGTCGCCTGTTCGCAGAAAAGATGTTTAGCGAGACGCGCTCGGATGTTTTGAAGGGGTCACAAACGCAATTCCGCAAGGAGGGCGCCGACAGCCTTGGAGACATCAGAGAGCCTGACACAATGAACGCGCCGTCGCCGATTGCACGGGCCAAGTCGAAGCTGTTTGACGAGCCAGTCAACGCATTGATCAACGAGATTGTATACGGGTCCAAAACGTCAAACCTTAACCGTCAGATCGGTGAGCTGCTTACCTTGCAGGGGCCGCAACGGGATAGGGTCATTGAGGTGTTGTTCGATGAGGCGCAGCGCATGAAGAACCCAACACGCAGAGAGAAGATCCTGAACGCTTTGACATCGGCTGGGGTCACAACATACGGGTCGTATGTCGGCCAGGAATAAGGATAAGCGACGATGGAATTAGAACCAAAGAGCAGAGAAGAAATTGAAAGCATCGTCCAGGACGCCATCCAGAACGCGGTGGATTTTGTGGAAAGCGAGATCAGCGACGACAGGATCAAGGCGCAGCGCTACATGGATGGCGAGGTCGACATCGGATACGAGGACGGCCGCAGCAAGGTAGTCGCCACCAAGGTGCGTGACGTCGTGCGTGCCGTGAAGCCGTCAATCATGCGGGTGTTTCTAAGCACTACCAAGCCAGTTGAATTCGTGCCGAAGGGTCCGGAGGACGTCGCAATGGCCGAGCAGGCCACCGATTTCATCCACCACGAATTCCAGCGCCTAAACGGCTACCGCGTACTCAGCGACGCCATACACGACGCCCTGGTCAAAAAGCAGGGTATCATCAAGAGTTATTACAAGCGCTACCCAACCGCCAAGATTTACACGTTCACGGACCTGTCAGAGGACGAGCTGACACTACTCACGAGCGACCCCGACGTGCAGATCCTGGAGCAGGAAATGGAAATGCGCATGGAGATGGACGCGATGGGCATGGACATCGAAGCCCCGGTGTTCAGCGTAAAAATTTCGCGCACACAAATGAAGGGCGAGCTATGCCTGGAGAGCGTCCCACCGGAGGAGCTGTTCGTCAACCGTGACGCGCGCACCATGGAGGACGCCTACATAATTGCGCACCGCACCGACATGCGCGCCGGGGATCTGATCCAGATGGGGTTTGACCCTGAAATCGTGCTTAACCTTGACGGGCTGGAAAGCGGCTCGGAAATCACTGAGGTTGAGGTGTTCGCCCGCCAGGGATACGACGAGGATTTCGCTGACGAGAGCGAGCAGGATCCCGCAATGAAAAACATCACCGTCACCGAGGCGTACATGCGCATGGACGTTGACGGGTCTGGCGCCCCGGCTTTGCACAAGTTCCTGTGCGGCGGCACCAAATACGAATTACTGGATTTTGAGCCAGTCGACGACATTCCCCTGGTTAAGCTGGAGATCGACCCGGAGCCACACAGCTTCTATGGATCCAGCTTGGCTGAGCTGATCATCGAGGACCAGGACGCAAGCACGGCAATCCTGCGCGGGATCCTGGATAACGTGGCGCTGACCAACTCCCCTCGCCTGGGCTTCTTGGAGGGTTCCGTAAACGTGGACGACCTGATGAACGCCGAGATCGGCGGCTTGGTTCGCATGCGTCAACCGGGAGCGATCCAAGATTTGGCGGTGCCGTTCACTGCCGGGCAGACACTCAGCGCGCTGACCTATATGGACAAGATGGTTGAGCAGAAAACGGGCGTCACGCAGAATATCGCGCTAAACCCGGACGCGCTGCAATCAACCACCAAGGCGGCAGTCACGGCGTCAGTTGAAGCGGCCGCGGGTCAGGTTGAGGTCATGGTGCGTAACCTGGCGGACGGCGTGCGTGACCTCTTCCGGTTAATGCTGAAGCTCTCCCACAAGAACATGGACGAGGAGCGCATGATGCGCATGAACGGCCAGTTCGTCCCGGTAGACCCGCGGGTCTGGGACGTGGGCATGGACATCAACATCAACGTCGGCCTGGGAACTGGTCGCGAGGATGAGCGCGTGGCGGCCCTACAACAGGCGCTACAGTTGCAAACGCAAGTTTACCAGCAATACGGCCCGATGAACGGTTTGGTGTCTCTGACCAACATCAGAAACACTCTGACGGATATGATGGCCGCGGCTGGCGTGCGCAACTCCGACAGATACTTTGCACCGATCAACCAGGAGATCGAGGCGCAGATGCTACAGCTCCAGCAAATGCAGCAACAACAGCTCGCGCAGCAACAACAGGATCCGAACGCGGCGTACCTACAAGCTGAGCAAATGAAAGCGCAGGCGAAGGTAAGCACCGACATGGCGAAACTACAGCTCGACGCACAAAAAGCGATGGCCGAGGATGACCGTGAGCGTGACAAGATGGCCCAGGATCTATTGGTGGATGCAGCCAAGATCGCTGGCCAGTACGGCACGCAAGTCGACATCGCCCGGGTCAAGGCGGAGCAAGACAAGCTGCGCACCGTTGCCGGGATTGCTCAACAGGGCGCGTGATTTCACCGATTTTGGCGTAATCGCGTACCCTTGTGGTAATATTATACCCAACAAAGTGATTTGGGTATTCGAGTGAGTACAGACATCAGAATAACGGCCGACGAGGCCAAACGGTTAAAGAACGACACCGCGTTTCAGCGGTTCGTCAATAATGTTCGCGAACGCCAAAAAGAGGTTTTCGTGACAAGCGCTGCCGACGAAATCGAGCGGCGTGAAGAGGCGCACAGTATCATCCGTGCGTTAAACCTGATCGAGGTGAACCTTGACGCTGCAATTGCGGCAGAGACACTGCTAGATCGTAAACAAGGAAGTTAGTACCGTGCAAACGACTGACCAATTAGACGCTGCCGTCGAGCAGCTTATACAAACACCAGACACTATCTCTGATGGTGACACGGGTTCCGACCCGGTAGATTTGTTGGACCAAGTGCTTGAGCCAACTCAGGAAGCTGAGAGCCAAGAATTTGAGGAAGACGAAAACGAGGTAGACGAAAGCCCATCAGATAACATCGAATTTGATGGCGAAGATGATGACAGCGACCTGGTAGAGGAAGTTGCTGAAACGGACAATCTCATCCCCGTTAAGGTTAACGGCAAAGAAGAGATGTGGACACTGGATCAGCTTAAACAATCTGCGGCAGGCCAAGGGTACATCAACAAGAGAATGCAAGAGGTTGCGCAAGCTGAAAAGCACTACAAGGCGCAGGCTCAAGCATTAGCCCAGCAGCAAGAACAGGTGCTGGCGTTTTTCCAACAAGCGCAACAATCCGGGGTGCAGGCGCCTACCCCACCGTCAAAAGAGCTATTCGACACGGATCCGATTGGATACATGGAGGCCAAGCTGCAATACGACGAGGCCAAGGCGCAATACGACACCCAAATGCAGCAAGTGCAGCAAATGAGGCAACAGCAAGCCGCTCAGCGTGAGCAGCAAGTTCAAGCCTTTACGCAGCAACAAGCGCAACTCCTCCCTGAAAGACTGCCCGAAATCGCGGATCCCCAAAAGGGTGAGGCAATCAAGGCTGGCCTGATGGAGGTGGGTGACTACTACGGTTTCACTCAGGATGAATTGGCAGGCGTCCGTGACCATCGGTACATCTTAGCGATGTACGACGCGATGCGTTATCGGCAGCTCGTCAACAAGCGCGGCAAGGCGACCTCACAACCAAACGAGAGCCTTACACCAGTGAAAGCTGGAGCGAAAAAACGTCGGAATTCTGGAAAAGCAGCAGCTCGCAAAACAGCGCAACAGCGCTTGCAGAAAAGTGGTTCGATCAATGACGCATTGAACCTGATCTTAGACAGCTAACCCTTTGAAAGGAGCCTACTATGGCACAGCCAAGTAACACATTTGACAGCTACGATAGCGTCGGCATCAAGGAAGACTTGAAAGACGTTATCTATAACATTTCGCCGGAGGAAACGCCCTTTTATACAAAGTGCCGCAAGACAACTGCGTCAAACACTTTGCATGAATGGCAGACCGATTCTTTGCGGGCGAGTGCTGACAATAAGCACATCGAGGGCGACACAACCACAGCGGAAGCTCGCTCAGCCACAACACGGCTAGGAAACTACAGCCAGATCTTCAAAAACGCCACAATCGTAGCGGATACTGATGAGGGGCTGGACCGCGCCGGGCGCCAAAAAGAGCTTGCATATCAAATGCTTAAGACTGCCAAAGAGCAAAAATTAGACATAGAACGTGCTCTATTTTTGAACAACGCGAGAGCGGCCGGGAACTCAACCACAGCGCGAGAGCTTGCGGGCACTGGTGCTTGGGTTAACTCCAACACAGCGAACGTCGGTACAGGCGGTGCGGAGCCAACAGGCGACGGCACAGACGCGCGTACAGACGGCACACAAACAGCATTCACTCAGGCTGACTTTGACACTGTCATGCAGTCAATTTGGGAAGCTGGAGGGGTACCAGACACCTGCTACCTGTCGGCCTTTCAAATGAATGCCGCATTGTCGTTCACTGGTAACAACAACCAACGTGCGAACGTGGTTGCTGGTGACGAGCGTGTCGTAAACTCACTGTCAATTTATCTGACCCCATGGGGCCAGGTGGCATTCCAGCCATCCAGACAGTGCCGCGGTCGCGATGTGTGGATCATGCAAGATGACATGTGG